CTCTAGCGGCATAATTAGTTCCTGTTGTCCAATTTCCTCTAAATGACCCTAATTCTTGTGCAACAGAAAGTTCACCAGCATTATCAAATCCTAAAATTTTACCTGCTCTATTAACTGCATCAACCGTAAATTCAGTTGAGGCCATTGTATTTGTTCTTGATAGTTTAATTGCTCTATCTGCTTCTTCTTGAATTTCTTGTACTAATGAAACTGATTTATCAAATCCACCTTCTACTGTTTCAGCAGAGAAAGGATCGTTTTCAACAAGATCAATAGTTTGAGTTTGTATTGTAGCACGTCTAATAACAAGTGTTTCACCGCTTACTGGTGCAACAACCATAGTAACATTACCACCATTTGCATCACCTGCACCACTAACTGTATAATCTGTAGATATAGATTTAACTGTTTCTGTACCTAATGCTGATCTTAAAATAACCTGTATATCAGCATCTACACTTATCTTAAAAGTGTAAGGGAATACTGTTTGGGAAGCATTACCAGAATAAGAATTTTTTATAATTGTTGTACTAATAGTCATATTATTCTTCTATCTTATCATTAAATGGTTTTTTAATAAAGTTAATAGGATACTCATTATCAGTTTTTTCAATAAATTCAATCAACTTCATTATCTTAATAGCTAGTTTTTTACTATCATTTTCACTTAATATTTCTTGTAATAATACAGTACCGCCAGCTTGTTGAGATAATCGTTCTATTAGTAGTTTATTTGTCTTTAATCTTTCACCTCTAACCATTAAAGCCAATTTATGTTTATCTGTTAAAGTTTCTCCTGTAACTAAATTTGCTACAGCTTCTTTGTAATCAAGTGTTATTTGAGCATTTTCTTTTTCAAATTGTTCAATACCACCTTCTGATTTTTCCATAAATCCTATAGCTGGATGTTGACCTATTTTAATCCATCTACCTAATACTCTACCTATAACTGGTATATCTAATACTTTTTCTAATTCATTGGTAACTTCTTTTAAATCATTACTTTTAAATTTATATACACCTTGACCAGAATAAGTATTAAAGAACCATTTTAATATTTCTTTGTTTTTTCTAGCATCATCTGCTTTATCAGTTGTCTTATCAATTGCAGTTGTACCTCTAAAATCATCATATGGAGTAGTACCATTCATCCATCCTATTAAATCAGCAAACAAACTAAATACAGGGTTCATAGATGGTAATCCAGATGATCCTACATAACCAAATAAATCAGCAGGTGTTTCTAATGAACCAATTTTACCATCATCACCAATACTCATTGCTTTGTATAAAATACCATTAATTAATCTTGATGTTTCATCTTGTGGTATTCTTAAATATATTGGTCTGCCATCTGGTGTTTCACCTAATACTATTGGAATGTAATTTATTTTATCCCAATCAGAAATACCATATTTATAAACAGCACCTAAACCAACACCAAATAATCCTATTTCCATAGATTTTTGTAATATTTTAGGAATTACATTGTATGCTACAAATTTAGTACCAACTGATACAGGTGCTTCTTTAAATCTAGTTATATCTGCTCTCCAACCTTCTTTAAATGCGTTAGAGTATAAATATAGATTATTAGTTAATGCGTTTAATCTACCTTGTCTTAAAAAGTTTGGTGATCCTACTTCTGATTGAACTCTTAACATCATTTCTTTATCAGTCATTTTTAACTCACCTCTTTTAATTTGATCTTTTAAAAACATTGCACCTGCAATTTTAGGTGTTCTTTCAAACATTCTTGCAAAGTTACCAAGACTTTCAAATAAATATCCAAATGTTGAACTCCAATATTTATCAAAACCTTTTTTCTTATTTAGATCACCTAGTAATTTTTCAAGCGCATATGTATCTATGTCTTTATCTTTTAATAATGCTTTATTTCCAGCTTGACCTCTATAACCTTCATTCATAGATATTAAAAAACCTTCATTTTCCATCCATCTAGTCAATTCAGTACCATCTTTAAAAATAGATTTATAAGCAGGTTTTATTGCTTGGAAGTAATATTTAAGTAATGAATTTTTACCTTTTCCAGCTATATCAATATATCTAGCACCTTTTAATAATTTAACTGATCTGTTTAAATCTCTACCCAAGTTGATTGGCCAGAAAGCAGGATTATATTCAGTAAATAGTTTTCTAAATACATCACCAGTTTGTGTCATTAATTTGTACATATAGAATGTACCATTAGGATTTTCTTTAAATGATTGTGCAACAAATTTATTTACGTGCCAATGTTGCATTTTACCATCTTTCATATAACTAAATTGTTCCATGCCTTTAGCGGGTTTTTCTAATTTACCTTCTCCAACAAATTTAGGTTTATAAATAATTCTATCAGATGGCTCAAAAGGTTTTTTACCATATCGTTCCATCCAATGTTTGTTTTCTTTTAACCATTTAATAGTTAATGCCATTGTTCTATGTCTTTTAGCTTCAACTAATAACAACATATCTTTTTCAAGTGTTGCATTAAATACATTCATAATGTCATCAAACGAACCTTTAGAACCTTTTAAAAATCTTGTAGCACTTGAGTTTGGCCCATATTTTTCTATACGTTCAAGTAAATATTTTCTTACATTGAAAGTTACGTATTCTTTATTGTTTTCTAATTTAGCTATTAATTCTGCACTATACATTCCACTTTCTTTTAATTCTGGGATAACCATTTCTTGTCTAACTTTGTAAAATTCATTTGTTAGATTTATTAAATCTGGATGCATTTTTGCATAATAGTCATAAACTTCTTTAGCAGTTCTATCACCTAATTTTTTAGCTAACTCTGGATTGACTTTCATAATACCTAATGCATTTACTAATTTATTTCTTTGAGAACTTTCAGCTATGTTTCTTAAAAATAATGCAGTACCAATATCAATTGAGTTGTATCCTAATTCTTCTGCTGGCTTAACAACTTTGTTAATCATATCTTCTGTATATCTTTTTAATTTAGCATGACGGTATCTGTAGTTTTCAATAGACCAGTTTAAATCTTTTGCTAATGGACTATGCCATCTTTCATTACCAGTTCCTTTAAATCTTCTGTATATCCAATAAAAGTTATCTATTGCTTCTGTACCTAAAATATCTGCTTTAGAAGGTGTGTAATCTTTTTCTATTCTTTCAATCATTAAGTCATTAGTTTCTCTAAACATATTACTTATGTCTGATACTACTTTACCTAATCTTTTGTCTGATCCAGATTTTAAATCTATTTGTATTCTTTCCCAGTTTGCTTTAACTTCTGGTCTTGCGTGCATATAATGCATCCACATTTCCCAAGTTCTAGGTGCATTGTTTTTAACCCATTGTGGTCGTAACATAAACGCCATCATAAAATCAGCCATTAGTTCTCTTGGGCCATCTCTATATGCTGTGTAATCTGCTCTAGCACTTCTATCAAATGGTTTCCATTTAGCTGATAGACTTTTTAATTCACTTGTAATCCATTCTTTATTAACTAGGTTTCTTTCTTTTAAACCTCTTTCAAAGTTTTTAGCAAAGATTTTGTATGCTTCATTAGTTAATCTACTATCACTAGGTTTACCATTAATTTTATCTGCAATAGCTTTTAGATGATTTGACATTAATCCTTTTAATGCATCTCTAACTACTAATTTTTTAACAGCACCATCTAACTTAACAAATGCATTATAAAAATCTGGATTAATTTTTTCTCTAGCACCAGAATCTCTAAATATTTGTAATACTGTTTCTGGTGTAATTTCTAATTTTTCTAAATCTACCTTAACTTCTTTTTGTTTTTCTTTAGCTTCTTTTATAGCGGCTTTTTTCATTGCCTCTATTTCTTTTGCACTAAATGGTTTTGCGCCTTCATTTTTACCGTCAATCCATTTATTCATATAGCCTTTTAATGTAGCTATTGAACCTAATATGTTACCTCTACTTAAAGTACCGTTAGGTAAATAATCAATTAAATGACCCAATTCATGCGCAAACGTCATCATAAATTGTTCTGGGTTTTTTTGTAATGCTTCGTTAATAACTATTCTAGGTGATTTCTTTCCTTTAAATTGGAAATAACCATTTAAACCTTCTGGTAAGTTTTTTACTTCTGGTGATTTTTTAACAAATACTTTGTATAGTTCTACAAGATCAATTAAATCTAACCCTCTTGATGAGTTAAATAATCCTTTCCATGCGGCCGCATTAGTAGAGTAATCTGCTGGTAAATTTTTTGTTTGTGTAAATATATCATTAGGTATTCCCCAGTTATCACCATCTCTACTACTGTTTACTCTATCGTAAAATGTACCTTCTTTTTCTTTAAAATTTTCAAAGTAATTAGTTGCTTGTGCATTAATCTCACCATTTTGTATTTTCTCTGGTTTAATTGTAGCTAAAATTTTATTAGTTTCTGGATGTAAAAATAGTATAGGGCTATCTTTACCTGCACCCATAACTTGAGCAGTTTTTACTTGTCCATTTTCTGTAAATTTAATTAGTTGTTCATAAGCTGATCTATTGATTGCTACATTTTCATTACCAACTCTAACAATTAAAGTGTCAACTGGAAATTTAGATTTACCACCTGCTTCTAATGCAAATAGTATTTCTGCTTTTTTGTTTCTGCTTGATATTTGACCTCTTTCATTATTGATAAAATCTTTAGCATTTTTGTATTCTGTTTTTTTAGTTTGGTTTTTATTAAACAGTTTAGTTAGTTCTGGATAGAATTTACTTTGAATTGTAATACTTTCATTAGCAATAGTTTTACCATCTAATGTAACTACTTTAGTAGATGATCCAGTTTCTCTTACAACTGCTTCTGGTGTAGATTTAAAATTAGTTTCTCTAAATACACCTTCTGCATCTTTTACTAACTCAACTATATCTGCCGCAAATTCACCGTTTTCTTTTCTTTCTTTAAATGAATTATCTTTTTTAAGATTAATAAATATTTTATCACCTTCTAATTTTACTTCTATTTCTTTAGTAGGTGCTTTTCTAACTTGACTTTCTAATACAGGAATTGTTGCACCATTTGGTTTTTCAACAATAATTACACTTTCTGATCCTATTGTTTCTTTACCTTTAACTTTAGCAACTTCTGTTGAAGATGTAGATATGTTTACAGTTTCATTGTTTTTAAATTTTGGTGGTGGTAATAATTTAATATCAGCTTGTTTTTCTAATCCTTTAATAACTGTTTCTGAACCTTGTTTATAAACAGATGGTATTTCACCGTTTTCTATTGCAACTCTTATACTAACATCACTTTCCATATCCTTAATAACATCTCTAGGATGTCTTGAGTATTGTGAGTAAATATCTTTAAATACACTCATACCTCTTATTGATCCATGTATTCCAAAAACCAAGACAGTAGCATGAGCAAAGTCTTTTAAAGTAGGTACGTGGCCTTCCATAGCCGCCCCTAGAGTAGTCATAACACCTATTTCTGATGCAAGTCTAGCTGTTGTACTTCCTGTAACTGCTTTTACTTTAGCACCAACACCAAATGTAGCACCACCAATAACTGCTGATTTACCTGCAACTACTGCTGTTTTTTTATCCATGTAATGACTTAAAAATTCTGAAAATGATCCAACGTAATTATCTTCTATTGCTCTCATATATGCTGATCTCATAACTTCTGGTAATGCAAAACCACCAGCACCACATATAACAGGTGTAGCAGGTGTAGATGCACCTAAACTACCAACTAATGCTGTACCTGCGGCCGCAAAACAACCTGCCGCCATATAAGGTAAATCATTGACTAATGTTGTAGCCGCAGAAATAATATCTTTGTCAAATCTTTGATCTTGATACATAAATACTTTTTGTATTGCTTCATATGGATCAGCATTAGGATCATCAATAAATACTTGGTAATATCTATCCATTACACCAGATACAGACATTTCATATCCATTTGTAAATACGTTGTAATAACCTTTACCACCAAAAGCATTTAATAATTTATCTCCTGCATTAGCAGGTAATTTTTCTAATGCTTTAGTAACTATATTATCGTTACCCCAATAAGCTAATTGCGCTGTTTGATATTCATAATTATCAGTACCCCATTTAGAAAAATATTTATCCGTTCTATCTCTTAATGCTTCATTATCTACAAGTCTATATTCTTGACCATCTCCTGCTTGTATATCTTCTACTTTTTCATAATCAGCATGATGATATTTTATATATAATTCTTTCATTGCATCAACGTCACCGTCTGCAATTGCTTTTAATAAAGCATCTGAACCTGCACGATTAAACTTTGTACTTGCAGGCATTTCTAAAAAGTTAGCTAATGCTAATGCTTTTTGTTCATCTGGTGATAATCTTGTAGGGTCTTGGTGTACTAATGCATCTTGAACCCAATTAGGTAATTGATAATTAGGGTTCATTCTAGTCATAATGTTATTAAATCTATTTATTGCAGTTCTAAAACCAGACTTTCTAAATTGAAATAAACCAGCCGCACTACCATCTGCATTGTAAATATTTTTATTATCACTTTCTAATGCTGAAACAAATGACATGAATTCATTAAGATACATATTTTGCATATCATTAAATCCATAATTTTGTTTAGTATATTCTAATAATGATAAAGTGTTTTGACCTGTAGAAAATGCTGTATGTAATACATTTATTTTTTCATTAAATTTTCTTTCTTTTTCAGCTTCTACAAAATTTTGGTCAAATACATATCTACCTTCTTCTTGGTTAAAACCTAGATTACCAGATATTCTATCTTTAGCTATTAAACCATCCATCATTTTAACTTGCTCATCATTTAAAGCACTTTCAGCTAAACTTAAATCTGGATTATTCATAAAGTTTTTCTTTTCATAAGCAATGTTTGGATAATAATTTTCCATCCAATTATCTATAAAACCAATTCTACCTTCATCATCTTCTTTAAATAATTTGTATGCTTCACCAATTTTTTCTACAATTTTAGCTTGATCTTCGTTTTTAAGTAAATCAAATGTAGTGTTTTTAAGATTGTATTTTGCATCACTTGTTTTGCTACTATTTATAGTGTTTGCATTTTCTTCATCTTGAGTTTTCATTAAGCTAGATTTTTTACCTAATGTCATACTGTTATCTGTAATAGCAGTAGTATCTTCCATCATGTCAAAATCATGTAATGGGGTATTTTGTACTTGTGTAATACCGTAAGATTTATATATTTCGTTTTTACTAAATCCTGCTTTTTCTAATAAAGGAACTTGGTTATCAACATACGACTTAATTGTATCGTTATTAAAACCAGCTTGTGATAATTGTAAAGCTGTTATTTTCATATTTATTCAAAATCTGGTACTATAAACAAGTCTGATATGTCTAATGTTTCTATAGTTTGACCTGTTATAACACTCGGTAAGTTATCATTTCTTTTAATTAATTTTTTAGCACGTTTAACATATTCTAATACACCTTCTCCTTCAAGTCTTTGTGGCATAATCATATTAGCATTTGAAGGTGTTTTCTTTGTAAAGTATTCTGTAGGCATAATATAGAAAGTTTTATCTGTTTCTGTTGTACCTACAAGACCATCAATTTTAGTTTGTAATTCTTTTAATCTAGCGTCATCCATAGAACCTTTATAAGATGAAATTAAATCACCTAAAATGTAATTTGGATGTCTTTGATTAACTAACATATTTTCGTATGTAAATCCTTTTCTTTCACCTTGAGCAAGTAAACTAAACATATTATTCATAGCATTATATGCTTCTTGTGTCATTCTTCCACTATCTAATGCCGCAGTTAAAGCTACTGTTCTTTCCGCAGGTGGAATATTTGATAAATTATTTAATAAACTCATTACACCTTCTCCAGCACCTATTTCTTTCATAAGCATAGAAGTTGCTCTTGTAGTTAAATCTTTTTTATATACGTTTCTATTTTTAGTTAGTTTAATACTTTCATTATATAAACTTAATGCAGTTTTAGGTTCTAATAAACCTTTAGCCATCATATCAAAAATAACATCTCTTTCTTCTTCTGTGTCCATTGCACCAGATGCAACTAAATAAGTAGTTAAAGATAATGCTTGTTGTCCTTGTACAGAGTTCCAACTATTTTTACCATTTTTCATATTATTAAGAGATGCATTGTATGCAGTTCTTAAACTTAATTTTGTTGTAGGTTCTAAATCTGATTTTTCTAAATCAGCCATAAAATTTTTAGCACCTTCTTTACCTTCTTCTGATCCAGTTTCCATACCAATTATTCTATTGGTAAAATCTAATTTGATAGTTTTATTCTTTTCTTCTTTTTGTCTTGTGTGTAAAGAATTTTGAGTAGTAAATTTTTCATTAGCATCTTTAATTAAAGTTTGTCTTAAATCATCATCTACAGTAAGTTCATTACCATCAATATCTAACATTTTAAATTCTTTATTTTTTAATCTTGATACAACATTATTCCAATCTACTTCTTTACTACCATTAGGTGATAAAATATTTAAACCTTCTGTTGCTTGAAACATTGTGTATTTTACATTTGTAAATTGTTTAGCCTCATCTTTAACTGCGTTAAATTTATCTGCATCAAATAGATTAGTTTTAACATTGTCTTTTAAATGTATTTCAGTAAATAATTCATATTGTGCTTCTATTTCATTTAAAGATGTAGAATTTTCTACTGATTTTTGAAATGTATTAACTGATTCATTAAAAGCATGACCTGCATTTTTTAACTTTTGATTATTTACTGCTTTAACAACTTTGTTTTTACTTTCAAAAAACTTTTGATAATATAAAGGCTGATACTCTTTCCAAGTTTGCTCATCTAAACCTGCTTTAAATTCTTTTTCCCATCCTTTTGATTGCTTGTCAAAATCTAATAACCAATTTTCTGGAGTTAAAAAATCTTCTCTAGTTTCTAAACTATTTTCAAATTCAGAAACTTTACCAAACATCATACTGTCTGATAAAGATTTATTAGTATTAATATCTAATCTTCTTAATTTTGCTTCATGGTTATTTTTCATTGCACCATATTCAGCAACTTTATTTAAAGCTAATGCACCTATATCAGCAATAGCACTACCAGTTTGAGTACCAGTTGTTAATGATCTATTACTAGAAACAACACCAGATGAATTTTGACTTGTATATCTAGGCAGTTTCATATGTAAGCCTATATCTAGCAGGTGTAAAATCTACTTTTGTAGTTGTACCTTGTTCATTTGTTTTATCTGTCCATGCACTAAAACTTTTATTAACACTAGGATCAGTTCTTGAGTATCCCTCAAATATCTTTTCCATACCATCCCAAACTTTAATTAAATATATCATTATGTTGTAGTTCCTGTGGTATTTGCGGCTTTATTACCGTATTGATAATTAGTTGCACTACTTGCACCAGACAATAATGTTGCACCCATTTTATATTTTTGGGCTGTAAGTAATCCTGTTAGTTCAGCATCTCTTGCCGCACTTTGAACAAAAAATCTTTTTTCCATATACCATAAATCACTTTCAAATTCTTCAAAATCTGCATTAGCTACAATTAATGGTGAACCAGTAAATTGTGCGCCAGATGCACCTATAGCGGCTCTTTGTTTGCTCATTAATTTAGCTTGTGCTTTTAATGTCTTTTGTTTCTCATATTGAAATGAAAGTTCATTTTCATAATTTTGCCAAGCCGCATTTGCTTTTATAGTTTTCATTTGTTGACGTTGACCCATCAACGTAACTGCTGTACTTGCGGCCATTGCGGCCAATACTTGCCATGCCATATTATTTAATCTCCTTAATCACTTGTTACTAATGTTCCTGTTATTCCTAATACTGTCATAGGTAATGGTTGTTCTTGTTTTATAATTATTTGTCCGTCACGATCCCATCCTAGATTAATTACTCTTTTATCTCCAGTAAATTCTTTAATATTTTGACCCATTGGAGTGGATGATGTTCTAAATGGTAATTGATCTCCATTTATATTAATTCCTACTGTTTCATGTAATCTTACCATAACTTCATTATATCTCTTTTTTCTACCTTGTGCAGTACCAGCAGATGCGCCAGCTTCTACTCTCATAGTCTTAAGTTGAGATACAAAACCAAGACCAACTTCTAAAGATTTATAACCTGTATTTGGTGATAGACTAACAGATATTTCTCCACTTGTAACTATTTGATTTGGATATACAGCATCACCAATAAGTATTTGTACACTTTCACCTTCTAAATGATTTAATCCTGTTATTGTTGTACTACTAGCATTTACAGTTGTAGATAAACAACTATCCATATTTACATTTTTATCTAAATATTCAACATATTTTACTATGCTACCGTTTACTTTTCTTTCAACAATAATCCATGTTTGATTTTCTAATTCTTCTGAAATAGTACAAATAGATTTAACTTTAGCTTGTGATTGTATATTTTGTGTACCAACACCAGCAGATATTTGTATTACAGTTCTATCTTTTGCTTGTTGATATGTTTCTGCAAATTCAATATTGTTAGCGTCTTTTGCTATAACATAATAATAAGTATTATCTTGTAAGCCACCAATTTTAGTTCCACCGTTTGCGCTATATAAAACTTTATCACCTGTAACAAAACCATGACCAGATATTGTAATAAAACCATTAAAAAGAGGATCAGTTGTTTTAGGTGTAACATCAGTTACCGCATTAAAAGTTTGTTTAAATGAACCACCAATAATATGTCTATGCCAAGCAATAACATCTTCTTCTCTTTGGTAAGTCATACCTAATAAAGTACCATCTTCTCTTACTGCCCAATAAATACTTTCTGGTTCTTGTGCATAATCAACATCAACAATTCCATTACCTGTAATATGTTCAGCAAGCAATGTCATGTCTGGTGCAAGATATGCATCATCTTCAAATCTGTAAGAAAATTCTCTAATCTTTTTTCTTTGTCTTTGTAAAAATAATACAGCGTTACCAATTTGAATAGGTTGTGTTGTATAACCACCATAAGTAGTTTGTTGTGTAATCTGTACGTTATCGGGTTGTAAAGGCTCACCAGCAGGTTTTCCAACTTTAAATTCACCACCAGCAGTACCTACAATTAAATCTCTAGCGGGTGCTAACCATCTTATAGTATTTACTTTGTTAGCGGCAATAGTATAAATAAAACTATCTGCTGGATCACCTGCGCCTGTATGAAAATGCTCATAAAAACCACTTTCAGATGCCCATATAGTTTGTGGATAATATGTACTACCACCAAATACTAATCTTTGTTCAAAAAATGAAACTGTTTTAGGATATCCTGTATGTTCAGACCAAGCACCTAATGCCCAATCTGTTGTAGCTGTTGCTGATCCTAAATCTTGTTTTATTTCCCAAGTAACAACTGTTGCTGATGTATAAGCTGTAATAACTCCCCAACCATCTTTCATTGATATACTTCTACCAACATCACTTGAATGAAAACCATTATTATCTTTACCAAAACCACTACCAGATGCAGTTAATGTTCTACCTGTACCAATACCTTGATGTGATGATGTAAAAGTTATTGAACTTTCATTTTTATCTAAAAATGGCCCATTTTGAAATTCTACTGTTGATAATGTCCAATTAGTATGACCTAATCTTGATAATTTTTGTGGAGGTAAACTTTCATGTACAATGTACATAATATCTGCTGATTGTGTAAATTGTATTTCAAATAATTTATCTTCTGTAATATTTGTAGATATTTCATATGGAGAACCACCAGAAGTTATTTGACCGTCATCTTTATAAAATCTAATATATTGATCTCCAAATTCTAATACATATGATTGTTCAACATTAAATTCAAAAGGAATTAATCTAGTTACTTTAGAACTATCTTTAACTGGTGCTACATATCTAGTACCATATCTTCTTGATGCACCGCCTTGTGGAAATACTGTCATGTTTTCCATTATCTCAACGCCATTATTGTATTTTTTAAAATCAATTTGGCCTGCAAGTTTTGGTGTTAATTCACCAGCAGTAAAGTTAGTTTGAAAAGGATGTACTCTAGCCATTATCTTCGGAAAGTTGTAAATGTATCAGAAACAAGATCATCAATAAATCCTTCTTGTCCATCAACACTACGGGCTTCCGAAAGTTTATATTCATAGAGTTTCTGCATTTGAGTTTGTAATTGAACAGAATTTGTAACAGGATAAGCTAAATCTGTAGCTAATTTTGCAGTAAGTGTATCAACAAACATACTATCCATTAATGTAGTATTAGTAATTCTTGCAACATACATAATGTTAGCTGTACCTTCATCTGTTAATAATACTCTACCGTGAGTAGCTACGTTTTCTACTTTAAAAATAAAATGAGGTTCTTCCATTTGTAATACTCTTAAACAATCAGAAGGAAGTGAATATTGATATGCAAACCCATAAGAGGGTGCTGTTGCTAATTGTGCTAATGATGCTCTTGTAACTGCAAAATTCCAAGTGTGTAATCTTAATACTGCATCTCTTGCATCTGGATAAAATGAATTACAAAGTCTTGCTCTTTCAGTATCATCTGTAAGAGATGTAATAGGATCATCTCCTAATCTTCTTAATGCGTTTGAACAAATTGAAACTTCTGTAGCCATAAATCCTTTTTAAATATTGTATGGGGCGTATATTTCAACGCCCCACTTTGTAAAAAATTGTAAGTATAAGTATATTATACGTTACAAGCGATTTCTACAACTTTTTCATCTTCAACTCTAGTAGCACCAATCGTCATAGATAGGAATACTTGAGTTGCGTAGTTCTTGTCATCTCTTTCAGATATTCTAGTAGCAATGTCTTTTCCAAGAGCAAGACCAATAGCTGATTGAGTGAACGCAAGTGCTAGATTATCTCCGCCAGAAGCCGCAATTCTTTCAGTTCTGATGAAGTTAAAGCCCATGAAACTATCAATTTGGCCTGCAACAAGTGCTTTTACTGAATTGTAATCAGCAGAAGTTACTTTGTCATCACCTAATAGAGAAGTAATCTCTTTAGCTGAACAAACCAAGTATTTAGTTTCATCTGGATCAACGTCAGAAGCATCTAAAATCTCTTTAGCCGCAATAAGTTTTGCAACTGTTAGAGAAGTAGTGCCTACTGCAATTTTTTGACCAGCAGGTAATGCAACAGAAGTAGCACCAGCTACTCCACCAAATGCATTGCCAGAAGCGGCCGCAATAATTGCGTCATCCATTGCTCTACCCATAGCGTAAGCACCAGCTTTTGCATATTCAGATTGAGGTGAAATCAACATTCTTACTTTATCCTCTTGGTCAATTAAATCTGCCCAATCGTAATCAGCAAGCGTCACTTTTCTTCTTGAGTGAGGCGTGTCAATTTGAGGAGTATTTGAATGTCTTGTTGTTCTTACTTGTGCCGCAGTTGCACCAATTCTTTCAAAGTAATGAGATGTACCAGTTACCGTTTCAGATTTAACCGCACCTCTTAACCTTGAACCTTTTTGTTGTGCAAGATGAAACACATTACTTTTGTATTGTTCTACAAAAGCTGTTGTTATTTGTGTACTCATGTTATTTAGTCCTTATTTAAAAGTTAAGAATAGAGAGCATAATACAAATGTATTAAACCATATTCCAATTAATCGGTCTTTATCCATTTCTGGGAAACCTTATTGTAATAACGATACAATCACTACGGTTTTATAGTCAACATGACTTATACATTTGTTGTCCTTGCGGGCAAATATATTGTTGTAATAATATCACACTTGTGACTTATTTACCATACACTTTTTCATGTAATTGTCGCATTTTTTCTACAGCAATTTCATGGTTTGGGTGTGATGGATTAAAATAAGCATGACTTGTATCAGCCATAACATTATTAATTTCTTCTTTAGCATCTAACGGAGATGTAGCTAATCTATTATTAGTAGTATTTTGAGCCATATCTTCTGTTACCTCTTTACCAATAGTTGCTAAAAATTTTACTACAGCAGGATTATTTCCAGCAGATGTTTCAGATAAAAGTTGTTGTAATTCTGCATCACCATAAACATTTAATGCTCTTTGTGCCGCCCTTACATTTTTATCATAATCATAACCCCATTCTTTTTTAAGAACTTCTGTTGATTTTTCTTTTTCTTGATTAAGAATTGCGCCTTGATTATCTAAACTAGCTTTAGTTGCACCAACTTGAAATTCCATTAATGCATTTACTTGTTCGTTATTTAATCCAATTTTATGAGCAACATTTTTAAATTGTTCAATATCTTCTTTAGGCATAAATTCTGCCATTTCATTTGGAATATTAACTTCATATTTACTAGCATCTTCTGGTCTGCCTAATTTATTATAAAGTTCGTTACGTTCTTTATCAGTTTTAGGTAATGGTATTCTGCTACCTAATACTTTTTGTTGATGTACTACAGTTTTAGCAAGACTTTCTACATCTTTAAAGTTTGATAAAGTTGGATCATTTTTTAAATCTTCTGAAAGTGTTGATCTCCAATCATTTTGATTATCACTTTCTGATCCAAGAACTGTATTAACTGTGCCTTGTACTGCATCAGCTATTTGAGTTTCTACTGCTGGATTGTCATTAGTGGTCGTTTGTTCATCAGACATTTTTATTCTCCTTTATTAAATTGATTATTCTGATTAATACCGATCGTTGTCCTTCACGAAAGGCTGTTTCATATGGGTTCTCTTTAAATGAACTTCTATGATAATAAGCAGACGTTAAATCTGCTAATACCTTCTCACCTTCTTTAGATGAAAATGTAATTTTGTATTGTTGTTTTAATTGTTTTAGATCAGTATCTTGATCTGCCATATTATCCCATCATATCAGACATACCCATATCATCTGCCATATCTCCCATAGCGGATTGTACATTAGGGTCTGCTAATTTTTTAGTTGCATCAGCTTGTGTGTTAGCTACTTGTGCTTCTTGTTGTGCTTGTTGTGCCATTGCCGCTTGTTGTTGTGCTTCTGCTTGTGCGGCTCTCATTTCATCAACTTGATCTTTGCCTCTTAAAACAGTTTTAGGTACGCCAAGTAATTTTGCTCTCATTCTAATTGCGTTATCGTGATCTATGTTATCCATAATAGCAGGATCAACTTGTGCAATATTCATTGCTAAAGTATATAATCTTTCTATAGCAACTGCTTCTTCCATTCTTTGTGATCTAGCTAATGGCCCAACATATTCTACATCAATTGTAGTGTCTTGAATAACATCTGGTGCAGGCATTAAAGCACCTGCTCTAAACATAATTCCAAATACTCTTTCAATTAATGGATTTAAAAATTCAGTTTGGAAACGACCTAATGTTGGCCCAAGTAATCTTTGCATAAGTTCATATCTAACTTGAACTTCTGTTGCTGTCATTTGTGGGCCTTCTTGTAATTGTAATTGGTCTGAATAAAATGCTTGTCTAATAGCAGTTCTTAATTGGTTTTCTTTCATGTCAGTTATTTGCCAATTAGAACCAATTTGTAATGGTTTAACAGCACCGTCATTTCTAATAACTGTAATTCCAGCAGGTGTCATTCTAACTCTACCAATTACTCCATCATCTTGAACAAGTAGTGGTGGGTCAATTGCTTTAGCCCATGCTTTTAATCCAATTTCAACTGCTTTGTTTAAAGTTTTAATATCTGGTAATGCATTAAATGATGGTGATCTTCCAAAAATTTCACCAGTTGCTTTTGACCAACGTGGTACTAAATATGGGAACTCATTATAACCACCTGTTCTAACAACCATTTTATCTTCTTCACAAACATGACATGAATGGAATGGTAATTTAGTTGCAGATTTTCCTGTTGCTCTTTCATAATCTTCTGTTGGTTCTACAGCATGAATAAATGTAAAATTCTTTTCTGGTTTTTCTCTTGACGCTTTTAAAATTTTTTCACCTAAATTTTCTTCACCAAATTCTTGAACAGCTTGTCTAGCTGTTAATTTATATTTTCTATAAAGTGTATCTACTTTTCCATTTATATTTTCTTGAATATAATATTCTGCAATATGTAAACAATTAAAATGAATACCATCTGTATCAAAACCTTTTTTACCTTCTTCAACAAAAATTGCACCTGTACCTATTGAGCATAGATCAAGATATAATTCATGTACTTCTGTATTAAAATTTGTTTCGTTAAAAGTGTCATACATTCTTTTTGCAGTATCTTCTAACCATAAAGCAACTTCTCTATTTTGATTTAGATTTTCATCTCTTAATTTAATTGAGAACCATGCTAATGATGGAGATGTAAGTGTACCTTGTAATGATGCCGCTAATAAATTGTTAGCAGTAATAGCTGTACTATCATATAAAACTTCTGTTCTTTTTTCACCACGAGTTCTTAAAGTTATAACGTCTGCTTTTCTTGGCATAACATAGTCAAGAATTTCCTGCCAATGAGTTTCCCAAGTTCCTCTATCTTCTTCCATAGAGCCTAGACGTTTTTTTACATATTCAAAAGATGCCATACTAACTTTTTTTTGTATTCTTCCAACCAGACTTCATTGCTTTGTATGCTTTTGGAGATACTGTTGATTTACTTTTTGGTCTTGAAGTGCCAGCTTTTTTTCTAGCATTAATATTTTTTACTAATGACATTATACTCCTCCTCCTAATACTGTTTTTTCTGTTGTTGCTTCTGTTTCATCACCTACACCAGAAGTTAAAATTGTTCCACGCATTCCTTTTTTCTTTGTACCTAACATTTTTTCTTTTTCAGCCGCAAGTTTTGCATCTGCTTCCGCAGTTTTATCATAGACCGATTGATCTACTGGTGGTGGCATTTGTGGTTGTGCTTTTCCGCCCATAATTATTCTCCTAAATCCATTTACATTCTTCTTTTAACATACCGTATATAGCCGCATCAACAAAATTATTATCTATTTTCATAACCTGTCTAACTACGCCTTCTTTTTTCCAACCTGTTCCAGATAAAATACGTTCATTACGTTCGTATCCATTTCTACAAACTGCTGTCATCCGACCACAGCCGATTTGTTTAAAACCGTAGTCAAAAACGTATCTTATATGTTTTCTGTTAAATAATCTAGGACTTTCTATAGCTAAATGAACATAGATATTATGACCATCATAATCAGTAAATAAAAATCCACCTAATATTTTTTCATTTTCAATAAAACCAATATAGGAAAATTCATCTTTTATATCAGCAGATATATGACAATTTTTTTTTAGATAATCACCAATTGGTTTTCTCCATTTGTCGTCTGTTACGACTTCAACCATAAATTATGCTCTAATTTTTTTCTTTTTGCCTTGACCTAAAACAGTTTTAGAAACATTTGCTTCTTCATCACCGCCTTTAGCTAATACAGTTTGTCCAGATGTTCCATAACCAGAACCTAATGCCGCTTTTTTTTGTGCCGCAACATCTGCTACTGGTGCAGTTTGTGCAGGTGCTTGTACAGGTGCTTGTACAGGTGCTTGCGCTACTTGTGCTGGTGGTGGTGATATTACGTTTGAGAATGTTCTTACAATTCTTCTTACAAATCCGCCCATTGTTATCCTTTGTTAGTTAAATATATTAAACTCATAATCTGATTGCACTTGTAATCTTTCATATGATTTTGTTCTAGCTTTTCTTAACGACATAACTGCATATCTCATTGCAGATATTACGTCATCATTAGCTGGTACAATCTTACCATCTTTTCTATGATACATACGCAATTCTTCTAGCAGTTTACTCTGATTTTTAAATATTTTCAACCTTTGTGTTTTAAATCTAGTATATAATTCTTGAACACCTGCTTCTACGGAGTTTCCTCCAGAACCATCTTTTTGTCCGTTTTGAGGTGGATTGCTAAAATGTTCTCTGCTCATATTAACACCTTCTTCTTTGTACTGTTGTGTTAAACTTTTACCAGAACCTTTATCAGCTTGTCTGCCATCCATAGGCCAAATAACAGGTATATGTTTTCCTCTCATTTTTATAGCAGATGCATGAATAGGTACTGCTTCTTGCCTCATAGCATAACAATCATAAACATAAGCTGTATCTGTATCTCTATCCCAAGCAACCCATACTGCGGCTGTTGGGTGATCCCATCCAAAATCCAGCCCACAAATTTTTGGCCAATGATCTGGTAATACAATTTCATCACATATTACATCTTCTTCTGCTATTGGAAATACTAAACCAGAACCTAATTGTGGTATTCCACGTTCTCTCATTTTTCTTTCGTGTGGCGGTAATGCGGCTAAAATTTGTTCTCTAACCTCTTTTGTCATATGAGGTGCGTCATCCCATCCTGCTGTTATTAATGCTTGACCTGCTCTTAAGTTGTTTACAAATTGTGCAACGGTTTCTGTCATACCGCTTTCTGGTGTAAATGTCATATATACCACACCACCTTTATCGGCTGTTCGTGTTAGTGATTGTGTATAGATTGGAGTAGGTGGTTCTTCATCTAGCCAGATCACATCAACACTTTCACCCATCCATTTTTCTTTACCCATATCATATGATTTAAAACCTATTCTGGAATTACCACCAGATACGTGTTTTACAATAACGGAGTTTAAAGCGTTAGGTACACCTGCTTTTCTAACAGTTTCTACAATGTATTTTAAAGGTATTGATCCTGTACCTTTTGCCGCAGGGTCGTCTGGTTGACCGATAAGTTCTTTTTGGCAAACATCCCTAGTGGTTTCGTTAGAAACTCCCCCAGCCCAAGCACGAATTGGTCTGTTAAACCGTTTACCTTCCCACCATGTTGGGTATAGACCCGTCACATGGTACGCCATTTCCATAGCCCCACAAAAAGACTTACCGATCCTATTTCCAGCCATAAGCAATCGCTGTTGTGCAATTGTATTATGGAATTTTGTTTGGTATTCGTATGGTTTATATTCTTTCATACGATTAGTAGCTTTTCTTTGCTCTAATTCTTTGGCTATCTTAACAGCTTGTTCTAGTAAATCACTTGTCATTTTTTAAAATATATTTTCTACGTATTTTACGAGGTGTTGCTAACTCAAAAATTTCTTCGGTTGTCATATGCGTTTTGTCGTCAAATCCATGATGTTGTGTAGCAGTATAAGGAACTCTATCAACAAGAACATATCTATAGATATACTTACCTTTTTGAAAATGCAACAAAGTTTGTGCTTTATTTAACTGTAAAAATTTACGTGCCATAATTATCCCATATAGTTTAAAAAAAACACATATGCAAGCTATTAACATAGGTTAATATTTAATAATTACTGATGAGTTTGCGGAGTTATCCATTGATTAGTGACACAAATCGCTTCTTGGGGGGTGGGGGGTCATATCACGGGCATCCATCCACACAACGAAGGCCTTTACTGTGTGTGTATGTAGGAGAGGAATAGAACAAAGCAGGGGTAATATCTACCAGACCGCACCGCTTGAGGCATAGAGCTGGAAGGCGTGTGTGTGTGTGCGGACATCCTTCATCTGGCCATCCTACGCAGGTAATGAGAGTGATAAGCCTTCTATTGTCCTTTAGGTGTTATCCT